CGCTCAAACGTTCGTCGTTTCTTCGCTTCCAACCCAAGTGATGAGTATCTAGTTGAGCACTTCCGTGGACGCATGGTCAACGAAGCTCAAAACATGTATGCCATCGCTGGTCAGGTTGCCTCCTCTGATCCTTCTACAGATGTAAAAGACTTAGAACTTCTAAGCCGTCAAGCTATGGACGAAGCAAAGCACTTCCGTATGGTAAAGGAAGTAATCGAGCACATCACAGGTGAACCACTTGATGTTGCTGCTGCATTCGCTGCTGAAGCAGAGAAACCTCAAGCAAAAGGTGCTGAACTTTTAGATAAGTACGAAGCATCAGAAGATGAGGCAGCACTTGCTGCATACCAATTGGTAGCAGAGGGCAGAGCAGAAGCAGTATGGAATGAAATGGGAGAGTGTGTAAACGACAAGTTTATCTCTTCACGTTACAAGACTATTGCAAAGGATGAAGGGTTCCACTCAAACTTAGGTGGACGTGCACTTTCTAGACTTGTAGAGGGTAATGCAGAATTACAAACTCGCATCCTAGATATGGTAGAGAAAATGAGAGCAGATCTTCTTGAGATCTCAAACAAGAACACTGCTACTCCTTTAGCCGTGATCTAAAAGGTTTACGACCTTTACGGATTTCTTTATCTAACCAGTGCTCTTCGCACGGATAAACATACTTATGGTTGGCATCGACAGTTACAAAATTGTCGATGCCTTCTTTTGTTATAGGAAACTCTAATATTCTTCCAAGATATTCTAAATATTTCTCCTTATACAAGAAGAATGCCTCATGATCAATGAAGTGAACTGCTAGATCTTTATAGTAATCTAGAGCAATATCCATAGTCACTTCACCACCCACACGTCTTTGTTGTAGTTCATTTATATTTCTATCCCTTACAATGACTGCTATGATTGGCATCACACCGAGAGATATTGCCTTGCGAGCAACCTCACATATTTTTGGTGTTTGTCTTACACCATCATAGAAGAATGGCACAGATACATTTGCACAGAAAAAGTCTCCCTCTGGAAACTTAAGTTCATCTGGATATACCCAATATCTTGCAAAAGGTTCCTCATCACTTGGCACCCAATAATTATCTTTGAGTGAATCCCAACCCTTTACATTAGGATGTGCTGAGAATAGTCTTGCAAATAAATGATTACCTGACCCTTGAGGTCCTGTCACTATCAATAATTTTTTCATAAGATGGTGGAATGTGATGATCGTTCCAATGTCTGATGTTACCACCGACAATAAAACAGTTTGTAATTATAAGTTGTAGGAAGATGAAGGTTCTAATAATAGCGACATAATCTGCTTCTCTATCTGTGTTGCCTGACTTGTCACCTAATGCCTTTGCCCATATCCTCCATACCTTTAGCAACAACCGCAATCAGGAACCTCCTTTCCTGTAACAATTTCGTGTCGATATGAACGGGGATCTGTAGGATCCCATTCACCTGTGGCATTTGTGCCCTCTTCATCGAATGGATGATCTCTATCTCTTGTCGGTTGTTTCTCACGTATGTTAGGATTCCAAGGAGAAGGAACACCTGTCTTATTACAATCATCTAATGGACTGTCCTTGATATAATCAATATACTTTGCATTTGCATCTAACTCCAATATCTCTCTAATTTTGTCTCTCTCATACCATGCGATAGGTATACCTATGTCTAGTGATTTTAAATATTCCTCTTTATACAGATATAATAACTCATAACTCAGAAACTGTGGTTTCTCAAACTTTGGTAATTGGTCTAGGAAGTGTCGTATCGTAGACTCTTCTCTTATTCTTTTTTGTTGATTTTCTAGTATGTTTTGATCCCTTCCTATAACTAAGATCTTAGTTTTTATACCCGATCTTTGTGCATTCATGCAAAACTGCATCACGTTTGGACTCCATTTCGTCCCTTTACTTTCTATGCCAAGTGGGATACTAATCGATGTAAAGTAATATTGACTTTGTGACCAGTCGAATTTATGCAGTGTTTCTGGATTTCTCCAATACTCTGCAAAGGGTTCGCTAAAACGATGTGCTTCCCAATAATTATTAAGCAATGTTTTCCAACCAAAGACATCTTGGTGAAGTGATAAGATTTTAGACCAAAGGTGGTTGCCCGAACCTTGCGGTCCCGTGAGCACGACAAGTGTCTTCTTCATACATAATATTCCCTACGAACTAATTATAACATAAATATCCTTGACTGTATATACAGTCATTTTAGGTATATACCAAATGTAACTGATGGCATCACCCGTAATTAAGATAAAGCGTTCTGCTGTGCAGGGGAACGCACCCACCGTTGAGCAATTAGAACTAGGTGAATTAGCACTAAACACGTATGATGGTAAACTCTTCACAGAAATTAATACTGGTAGTGCATCGATAGTAGAGATAGGGTCAAACTTAAATACCCTACAAGTAAACACAATAACTTCAAATGTATCATTTACAGCAGATGTAACTTTTACAGGTGATGATTATAATGTCGTTTGGGATAAAAGTGATAGTTCATTAGAATTTGCAGACAATGCAAAAGCAGTTTTTGGTGCAGGTTCAGATCTTTCCATATACCACACAGGAAGTCATTCATTTATTGATGATACAGGCACAGGTAATCTAAAGGTTAGATCAAATAATTTTAGAATATCAAACGGAGATGAGTCAAAATTATATGGGGCATTTACACCTACAACAGTAGAATTATATAACAATAATACAAAACGTTTTGAGACCACCTCGATAGGTGTGAATGTAACAGGGCATAGTGAATTAGATAATATTAAATCGGTTGGTATTGCAACTTTTAGTAATGATGCTATACATGCAAACATATATTCAACTGGTGTATCAACTATATCAGGATTTAGATTCCCTACCTCAGACGGGAGTTTAGATCAAGCTTTAGTTACAGATGGAAGTGGTTCTCTCTCATTCAAGACTCTATCAGGTGGTGGAGGAGGTGCAGCAGGTGCTGCAACAACAATCTCTGCAGGTATCACTACAGCAACACAAGGACAAACAGTATTCTCCACACCTCATCCTCACAATGATGGTACAGACACTTTTAGTGCTCAAGTCTTTGTAAATGGTATAAAGCAAAGACCACAAGGAGCTGGTGCGACAAAAGACTTTACAACATCAAGTAATTCTACAATAACATTTGAGGAAGGGATAACTGCAGGTAGTGAGGTTGTTTCAATTGTTTATTTTGGACATACAATTGATGAGGAATATTTTACTGCAACAGAAGGTCAGGTTCTTTTTCCTCTAAGTGGGAGTTTGTCAGCACAGAAAAACTTCCGTGTGTTTCTTAACGGAGTAAAACTTAGAAGTGGCACAGACTATGGTGTTTCTGCTCCTGTGACCTTAGTGACAGCATGTGCAGAGGGTGCTCATGTAGAGATAGTCTGTGATAATGCAGAGGATGCTTTTGTCGCCACAGATCAACAAACAAACTTCACACCCACATCATCCGATATATCTTCAAGTAATATGCAGGTGTATGTAAATGGTGTGCAACTATTCAAAGGTCTTGATTTTACTATTGGAAGTCCGTCTGTAACTTTGGTGGATGCAAATGCTGCTACAGTTGGTGATGAGATAGATGTTTGTATCAGACGTTCATAAATAACAGAAATAGTGTAATTATATGGCAGCACCCACCACTAGAGCAGAACTAATTGAATACGGGAAAAGACAATTAGGTCATCCTGTGTTGGAGATCAACGTTGCTGATGAACAGATTGAAGATGCACTAGATGATACCTTTACATTATATCAAGACCGCCACATGGATGGTGTTGAACTGATGTACCTCAAGTACAAGGTGACAGAGGATCTTGTTGACAGAATAAAGGCAAGAAGAGATGATGTCGCTACAGGTATTACAACAACTACAGCGTCAACTACCATCACTGGTATTGGTGCAACCACACATACATTTGAAGAAAATCAAAACTACATTCAAGTTCCTGATACTGTCATAGGAATAGAGAGAGTATTCAAGTTGGACAATCGTGTGATAAGCACAAACATGTTCAATATCAATTACCAATTATTCTTGAATGAAATATACTACTTCAGTTCTATGGAGTTATTACAGTATACACAGATCAAAAGATATCTTGAGGACATTGATTTTATACTACATCCTGACAAACAGATTAGATTTAACAGAAGACAAAGTAGATTGTATCTTGATGTAGATGCAGCATCAATGCAGATTGGTGATTATCTTGTCATAAGATGTTATAGAATTCTAGACCCAAATGATTTCCCAAAAATATTTGGTGATAGATTTATCAAAAAATACTTCACTGCAAAACTCAAGAAGCAGTGGGGTCAAAATCTTATCAAGTATCAAGGTGTGAAATTGCCAGGCGGTGTAGAACTCAATGGTAGACAAATATATGAAGATGGTGTTGGTGAGATAAATGAACTAGAGAGTAAGATGAATAATGAATTTGAATTACCACCACTAGACCTCATAGGATAATGAAAACATTTAAACAATTCTTTGAAATGACAGGGAAGAAAAAATTTGGCAAAGATATAAATCCTAAAATCAATCCATTGCTAAAGGATGTACCAGGTATTTTGAGAAAAATTAAACTTGATTTAGACGGACCAGGAACACGTAAAGAAATCTAATGGCACTCAATCCGTTCTTCTTACAAGGTAGCAAAGGTGAGCAAAGACTCCTACAGGATCTTGCTAATGAGACTATTCAAATACATGGCATAGAGTTTATCTACATGCCTCGCATTTTTGTGAACACAAAAACTGTATTGAGAGAGGTAACAACATCTAAATTTGATAAATCATTTCCTCTAGAGGGTTATATACAATCTTACGAAGGATTTGATTCTGGATATAATTTACTTACAAAATTTGGTGTAAGATCAACAGCTAGCATGGATGTTCTTATATCACAAGAAAGATATAGCGAATATATCACACCTCTTTTATCTGGTGTTACAGGTTTATCTAAAGATCCTACAAGACCATTGGAAGGAGATCTGATATATTTTCCACTGAGAGATATATTATTTGAAATCAAGTATGTAGATGATGTTCATGAATTCTATCAACTACAAAAAAATTACACATATAAATTGACTCTCGAACCATTCGAGTACGGAGAAGAAGAAATAAACACTGGTTTAGATGAGGTTGACGATGACTTTAAAACAGCAGGTTACAATGTCACAATGACATTAGTAGCAGCAGGGGCAACTGCAACTGCATTTACATCTCTAGCGAGTGGAGCGATACATAAAATTGATATTATATCAGGTGGGACAGGATACACAAACGCCCCCCAAATACAAATATCTGCACCTTTATCAGGTGGTGTAACTGCAGAGGCAGTCGCCATCACAACAACAAGTGGAACTTCTCAATTCAAAACTTTATCAGTATCTGAGGTTATTATAACAAAACCTGGTTTTGGATATACAAGTCAACCGACAATACAATTCATCCCAGCTGACGGTAAGGGATCAGGCACGACTGCAATAGCTGGTATAGCGACATCAGGTAGTGTTGGAATCGTTACATTATCAAGTAGTGGTTCTCAATACTCCGTGAATCCTCCAGTGACATTTACTGCTGCACCTGCAGGGGGCGTGACTGCTATTGGTACAGCGTTTATCAATACAACAACAAAACAAGTTTCAAGAATTGAAATTTCAAATAGTGGTTTCGGTTATACAGTTGCTCCTACTATCACAATCGGTGCTGCATCTACAATTGGATTTGGTACATATCAATATGGAGAAATTATAACAGGACAATCATCACTCACAACCGCTTTTGTTACTGATTGGGATAAACCAAATGGCATCTTACTTGCTCGTAATCTATCTGATAAATTCGCTGTAGGTGAAACAATTACAAATAGTAATGGTGCTGCATATGTTCTAAATAACATCAACTATGATGATGACGACGTTGTGAATACAGGTGATGAGATACAAACTTTCTCGGATTCAAGTATTCTAGACTTTACAGAAAGGAATCCATTTGGTGAAGTATAATGATAGGTAATTTTTTCTACAACGAAACAATAAGAAAGTCTGTTATTGCTTTCGGTACATTGTTCAATAATATCAACATAAAAAAATTTGCTGCAGATGGTAAATCTATAAGCACAGTCAAGGTACCGATTGCATACGGTCCTATGCAAAGATTTTTAGCAAGAGTAGAACAACAATCTAATTTTGATGATAATGTTGCTATAACACTACCAAGATTATCTTTTGAGTTGCAATCATATACGTACGATCCATCTAGAAAAGCATCACCAATACAAAAATTCTTTTTTCAAACTCCTGATGATAAAAAGAAAGTAAAGAAAATGTTTCTTCCTGTACCATATGATATAGGATTCAGACTTAGTTTTGCTACTAAATTGCAAGATGATGCTCTGCAGATTATAGAGCAGATACTACCTTTCTTTCAACCATCATATCAAGTTACAGTGAATATGCTTGAGGGTGCAGATGAAAAAAGAGATATACCATTCACTCTTAGAAACGTATCATTTGTAGATGAGTACGAGGGTGATTTTTCAACTCGAAGATTTATACAATATGATCTTGATTTTGTTTGTAAAACATATTTTTACCAAGAAGTTCCTACTGATGAATCTGGTGTTATCAAGAAAGTACAAATAGATTACGCTACAAATATAAGGGCACCACGAGCACAAAGATATACAGTTACACCTACAGCAACAAAAGATTATAATGATGATACTGCTACAACAATTACAACAGATATCAATAAAACAAAGACACTTGTTAAAGTTAGTTCTGCTGCTTCTCTCTCTGTCAAGACTTATATTCAGATAGATAGTGAAGTCATGTATATAAATGAGATTGATGGTACCAATGTTATTGTCAAGAGAGGGCAATACGGATCAACCATCACTGAACACTTTGATGGTGCTATCGTGAATCAAGTAGATGCTGTTGATAATGAACTCATACCAGTTGGTGATGATTTTGGATTCAGTGAAACAAAATCATTCTTTGGACCTGACGGTAAAACATATAGTCCAACATTAGGACGGGATGTAGATGTCTAATGGAAAATTACGATGCTATCGACAAGGCACTCGAAGTAAAGGCAGAGATTGATCAACGTATCAAACCTAAAAAGATTGCTAAAAAATCTCAAGATGATGATCCTCAAAAGGATTATGAATACAGTCGTGCACAATTATACAGTTTAGTTGAGAAAGGACAAGAAGCGGTAGATGGTATACTTGATGTGTGTTCAGATTCACAACATCCCAGAGCATATGAAGTTGCAGGTCAACTTATAAAACACGTAGCAGATACCACAGATAAATTAGTGGATCTTCAGAAAAAAATGAAGGCATTAGAAGAAGATCAAGGACCTAAGAAGGTAACCAATAACGCACTATTTGTTGGAAGCACGTCAGATTTACAAAAAATGTTAAAGAAAGGTATTCTAAATAATAATGATTCAGAAAAATCATGATAGAAGAGTCCCTCAATAATGCAATAAAAAGAATACAGAAGAAGAAAAAGATGCAAGAAGCATCTGGACTTGCTGCGAGGATGTCTGCTGCATATACAAAAAATAAAGATGTTATAAAAGCAAGAAGGGGAGTAAAAAAACCTAAGAAGGGTGGTGCTTTAGCAACTACTAAGGGTTCTGATATCAAAAAAACAGGTAGTAGTGCATTGACTCCTGTGAAAGATGCAAGGGCAGGGATAACAAAACCAGAACCTGAAGCAAAAGATCAGACTATAAATGTAAAAGCAACTGAGGTTGGTGGTGATCTTGCAAAAAAAGGTGGTAAGATAACAAAATCTAAAGTAGGATCTATGGTTAACAGTGGTAAAAAAACTGTTGATCCAAAGAAAAATACTGTAACGTCAGGTGCACAACAAGGAGCGAAAAGACCAGGTTTACCTAAAGACTCTAAGGATCGTGATTTAAAAAGAGATATTGATCAAAATTCTGATGAGAAAAGAAGAAAAAAAGCAGAGAAGGCAGAAGCAGAAGCAAAGGAAAAAAGAAGTAAGTTAGCAAAGGGAGTCAGAAGTGCTGCAAAAAGTGCCATCGGTGGTGCAGCAGCAGCGTATGGTAAAAGTTCATTCAGTGTAAGAGAGGGTATCACATTTGAAAACTTCATAGATAGGGCAGTTCCAGACGAAGAGTAATGCCTACCAGTGACATCTATCTTGGTAATCCAAATCTAAAGAAGGCAAATACCACACAAGAATTTACAGAGGAACACATAGTAGAGTTTCTCAAATGTAAGAGTGATCCTGTATATTTTACTGAGAATCATATCAAAATCGTAAACGTGGATGAGGGATTGGTGTCCTTCAACATGTATAAGTATCAGAAGAAATTACTCAAAAGATTTCATAAGAATAGATTTAATATATGCAAGATGCCTCGTCAGACTGGTAAGTCAACGACTGTGGTATCATACCTTCTACACTATGCTATTTTCAATGATAATGTCAACATCGGAATCCTTGCAAACAAGGCAGCGACTGCTAGAGATCTACTCGGACGATTACAGATGGCGTATGAGAACTTGCCGAGGTGGATGCAACAAGGAATTGTGGCATGGAATAAAGGTTCACTCGAATTAGAAAATGGATCAAAAATAATAGCAGCATCAACATCTGCATCAGCAGTTCGAGGTATGTCATTCAATATAATATTCCTTGATGAGTTTGCTTTCGTACAGAATCATCTAGCTGATGACTTCTTTGCATCTGTGTATCCTACAATATCTTCTGGTAAATCTACAAAAGTTATAATAGTATCCACACCTCATGGTATGAACCATTTTTATAGGATGTGGCATGATGCTGAACGTGGGCAGAACGAGTATGTTGCCACGGAGGTGCATTGGTCTGAAGTGCCAGGTCGTGATAAGAAATGGAAAGAACAAACGATAAGAAATACAAGTAAACAACAGTTTGCTATTGAGTTTGAGTGTGAGTTTCTTGGATCAGTAGACACACTTATAGCAGCAGCAAAACTCAAGGCACTTGTGTACGAGCAACCCATAGAACAAAATGGTAAGTTGTCTGTGTACGAGAAACCATTTAGTAAACGAGATTATATCATCACAGTTGATGTAGCGAGAGGTGTAGGAAAAGATTACAGTGCATTTATTGTCGCTGACATCACAGAGTTTCCGTATAAAATTGTTGCCACATACAGAGATAATGAAATCAAACCAATGCTTTTTCCCTCTGTAATTGAAGATGTAGCAAAGGCATATAATAATGCATATGTTCTATGTGAAGTTAATGATATAGGAGATCAGGTAGCATCTATATTATTCTATGATCTAGAGTATGAAAACTTACTCATGGTTGCCATGCGTGGTAGAGCAGGTCAGATTGTGGGTTCAGGATTCTCTGGTGTCAAAACACAACTAGGTGTCAAGATGAGCACTACCACTAAGAAGGTTGGTTGTTCAAACCTGAAGACACTGATTGAAGAGGATAAACTTACCTTCTGTGATTATAATATTATAAGTGAACTTACCACCTTTATACAAAGAAAACAATCATTCGAGGCAGAAGAGGGATGTAATGATGACCTTGCCATGTGTCTGGTCATATTCTCTTGGTTGGTTGCACAGGATTATTTCAAGGAGATGACTGACTCTGATGTTAGAAAGAGGATATATGAAGAACAAAAAAATGCTATTGAACAAGACATGGCACCATTCGGTTTTGTAAGTGACGGATTTGAATTAGAAGAACAAACCACAGTAGAGTCTGATGGCACTGTGTGGAAGACAGATGAGTATGGTGATAGATCATATATGTGGGAGTATCTCTCCTAATACGCACATAAATACTCCTTTTCCTAAATAATTTCAGTCAAAAAGCTATGGTACTGTAGGGAGTTAGAATGGCACTTCGATTAGCATCTCCAGGTATATCAGTAAGAGAAGTTGATTTGACCCGTGGGGCGGTAGATTTCACCCTCAACGTCGTAGCGGGTTTAGCGGCTCCTTTCAAACGAGGACCTGTCAATGAAATTACTAGAATAAACAATGAGAAAGAATTAATAGATGTTTTCGGCACACCTGGTGTTGGAACAACTGACAGACATTATGAGTGCTGGTATTCAGCAGCGAATTTTCTTTCATACGGTGGTAAATTAGACGTAGTAAGATCAGCAGGTGGTGACCTCAATAATGCGAACGCAGGTGTGAATACCTCTGCGTTAGGCGGTATCTATGGTGGTGCACTCGTTGTTGAAAACTATGAAGATTGGGAAAACAATCACGAGGATGATACAAACTGGTATTGGGCAGGTAAATATCCTGGCAATTACAACAACGGAGTAAAGGTTTGCGTCATTGACAACTTTGCTGATCAAATTATTACACCAAACACCTTTACAGGTGGTAATATGGCAGCAGTGGTTGTTGGAGCAGGGGTAACACAGGCACTGACAGGTAAATCAATTGGTGTTGGTACGGTTACTGATGCAAGTGGATTCCTAAAAGGTATTGTTGCCAAGAAAACTGATACAACAGTCGAGGTGAGAGTTGTAAGCACAGTTATCGGTGGCACTGAAACAGAGGTTGATTACCAACCTAACTCACAATTTGAGTTCAAGACAGGTTCGGGAGTATTCTTCACTAATGCTTCAGGCACAAACGTTGCTTCATCATCAGGTGGATCACCTGATCACACAGTTACAGATTGGTATGATTCACAGAATCTACTGACAAGTGTGGCAGACGGAGGAACCGATGCATTCACTGTGACATGGAGATCTGTTCTCAACAAACCAAAAGACAGTAATTGGACAAGAGCAAGAAAAGGTAGAAATGACGCACTGAACATTGTGGTCATTGATGTAGACGGACTTGTGACAGACGAACCTGGTTCAATCATAGAGAAGTTTGGCAATCTATCAAAAGCTGGAGACGCACAAGGTATAGGTGGTGCTCCAATATACTATAAGAATTTCTTAGCAGAGAAATCAGAATTCATTTGGTCTGGACAACACGTTACTGCTGCTGATGATGCTCATCATGGCACTACGGTTACAGCAAGTGGATACTCATCTGGATTTACTGCAGTTACAGACGCAGCAGGTTCATGGGGACAAGACGCTAAGAACAATAAGTTCTCCTCAATCGGTAACGCAAGTTACTCCTTAGAATCAGGAAGAGATTATCAAGGTATAGGATTGTATGATCCCCCACTTGGTGACATCTTGAACGCATATGATAAGTTCAATGATGACGTGAATAGCGACATCAGGTTCTTATTACAAGGTAGTGCACATAAGACAAAAGAGGAGGAGCAAGCGAAAGCAAATAAACTCATCTCTATATGTGAACTAAGAAAAGATTGCATCACATTCATCTCACCAAATAGAGGAGCAACAGTAAACGTTGCAGACCCTGCTGATCAACTCAAGAATGTATTAAGTTTCTTCGGTCCTATCACCGCATCATCATATGCAATATTCGACACAGGATATCAGTATGTGTATGATAGATTCAATAAGAAGTTTATTTACATGCCAATCTCTGCAGACATTGCAGGTTTGTGTGTAAGAACTGATAGGGATCAATTCCCATGGTTCTCACCTGCAGGTTTGGTAAGAGGTGGACTCAACTTTACAGTGAAGTTGGCATTCAATCCTGGTCAGGATGCGAGAGACCAGTTGTACTCAAATAGAATCAACCCTGTTATCTCAAGAGCTGGCGACGGTGTTATTCTATTCGGTGACAAAACTGCTATGGCGGTTGAGAGTGCATTCGATAGAATCAACGTTAGAAGATTGTTTATCACACTTGAGGTTGCAATCGAGAACGCTGCTAAGTCAGTGCTCTTTGAACTCAATGATGCTGGAACTAGACAAAACTTTGTCAATATCGTTGAACCATTCTTACGTGACGTACAAGCGAAGAGAGGTATTCAAGACTTCCTATTAGTTTGTGACGAGACAAACAACACACCTGATGTAATTGACCGCAATGAGTTCCTTGCAGACATATTCATCAAACCCGCAAGATCAATTAACTTCATTGGTCTAACATTCGTTGCTACAAGAACTGGAGTATCCTTCAGTGAAGTTGTAGGAACTGTGTAATAGGAGACCCACACAATTATGGCATTAGACAGAAACATTTTTTCCATACCAAACAATGAGAGGTCGATTGACTCTTTCAAATCAAGGTTGGTTCAGGGTGGTGCTCGTCCTAATCTCTTCGAGGTTGAGATGGACTTCCCTTCAGGTGTAGGTATTTTCGACGAGGAGATTGAGAATACAAGACACAGAATGATGATCAAGGGTGCACAGTTACCTGCATCAAACATCGCTGAAGTTGTCGTTCCTTTTAGGGGAAGACAACTCAAGGTGGCAGGTGACAGGAGATTTGATCCTTGGACAATCACAGTCATCAATGACGGTGACTTCAAACTCAGAGAAGCATTTGAACGTTGGTCAAACTTCATAGTCAAAGTATCTGACGGATCTGGTACTATCAATCCATCTGATTACTTTGCTGATTGGATAGTCAACCAGTTAGGACGTGCATCTACTGATTTGAATCTAAGAGGAGAAAACAATCCAGCAACTCTTCCAGTTCTAAGAAGATATCAAATGCATGGATGTTGGCCGAGTCAGGTAAGTGCAGTTGAATTATCATATGATACTGCTGACGTAATCGAAGAATTCCAAGTTACCCTCCAAGTACAATGGTGGGAAGCATATGATAGCAATTCTGATGATTCTGTAGTATAATAAATAGGTCAACACAGTAAAATATAATTATGGCTAAGCTTTTTGGGTTCTCAATTGATGAACCCAACAAAGAGAATAAGAATATAATCAGTCCTGTCCCCCAAAATAACGAGGACGGGGCTGATTATTTTCTGTCGAGTGGATTTTACGGACAGTATGTAGATATTGAAGGTGTATTTCGCACAGAGTTTGATGTAATAAAAAGATATCGTGACATGTCACTTCATCCTGAGTGTGACACTGCAATAGAACATGTTGTCAATGAGGCAATTGTATCTGATAGTAATGATAGTCCAGTAGAAGTCAATCTGGATAACTTGAATGTAAGCAACTCGATGAAGAATGTCATCAGGGAGGAGTTCAAGGGAGTAAAAGACTTACTTAATTTTGATAAGAAGGCACATGAGATATTCAGAAACTGGTATGTAGATGGTAGATTATATTATCATAAGGTTATTGACTTACAAAAACCTGATGAGGGAATACAAGAGCTGAGATACATCGATTCTCTCAAACTCAAGTTGATGAGAGTTCAACAAAAAGATGGTAAAGAGAAAGGAGTACCAGTATTACCTTACTCAGGTGCAGGCACAGTAACAAAAGATGCAAAGGTGGTAGAGTTTTATACTTACTATCCACAGGGCATGGCACAGAAGTATGGATCTGTTGCAGGTAAAGGTGTGAAGATAGCAAAGGATGCAATCACACACGTTCACTCAGGATTGATTGACAGAAATAAAAAACTGACTCTTTCTTATCTTCATAAAGCAATCAAAGGTCTCAATCAATTACGTATGATTGAGGATTCTCTTGTCATTTACAGGTTATCAAGGGCACCAGAACGTAGAATATTCTACATTGACGTTGGTAACTTACCAAAAATAAAGGCAGAACAATACTTGCGTGATGTTATGATGAGATATCGTAACAAGTTGGTTTACGATGCAAACACAGGTGAGATCAAAGATGACAAGAAGTTTATGTCTATGTTGGAAGACTTCTGGTTACCAAGAAGAGAGGGTGGAAGAGGAACCGAGATTTCTACATTGCCAGGTGGGCAGAATCTAGGTGAATTAACAGATATTGATTACTTCCAGAAAAAATTATATCGTTCATTGAATGTGCCTGAGTCAAGAATTGGTGCTAATGATGGATTCAATTTAGGTAGATCATCTGAAATTTTGCGTGATGAACTTATGTTTAGTAAGTTTGTAGGTAGACTCAGAAAAAGATTTAGTGGTTTGTTCATAGACATTCTAAGAACACAACTTATACTGAAAAACATTGTGACACCAGAAGACTTCGATAAGATGTCTGAGCACATACAGTTTGATTATAAGTATGATAATCATTTTGCAGAACTCAAAGATCATGAATTGATGACTGAGCGTCTCAACATAATGGTCGCAATTGAACCATACATCGGTACATACTATTCAAGAGATTATGTCAAGCGTAAGGTCTTACGTCAAACAGATGATGAGATAGAAGAGATGGCACAAGAGATGGAAGAGGAAAACGCATCAGGTGTTGGTGTACCTCTTGAAACTCAGAATATGATGGTTCAAGGTAGATTAGATACAGAGAAAGAGGCAGCAAAGAATTTAGGTAAGACACCAAAGGAACCTGACATAGCAAATGCAAAGGGAGAAGGGAGCACTGAAGCACCTGGCATAGATATCAAGAAGGCGAAGATATAAATAACACTAAGTGTTTATTAGAATTATTTTATGGAACCGCAAGAAATTGTAGACCTTGTTGGAACAGACGCACCTTCATCGGAAGTGTCTGATGCTATCAAGCAAGCATTATATGCGAAATCAGTTGAAAGGGTTGATGCTGTAACACCTGATGTTGCATCAGTATTGTTTGGTGGGGAACCAGAAGAACAAGAAGTAGAAGATGAAGCACCAGAGGCAGAAGCAGAAACCGAAGTAAACGCTGAACTTGAACAAGAACCTGAACAGGAAACAGAAGAATGAGTGCATCACAACCACTATCATTAGTAACAGATTATGGTGAACTAAGCAGTGCTAACGCAACATCTGCTGTAACATCTGCTCAGACAGTGAAGACTGGTGTGCTTTACGTGGTCTGCTCAGAGGCAAAGGCAGGTGGACACATCGCAGTTTGCAATACCGCAAACCAAGCAGGTGTTGGATCATTTCATGTAGCAAAAGGAGATTCATTCCTATATCGTTACGGACATCCAGCTAAAGCACCAGTTTCTGCCATCAGTAAAGCAAACGGTGCAGTAATAACTATTGATCATACAGATACAAAATTACGAGTAGGTGATTTCGTTACCCTCTCTGGATCATCTGTAGGAACTTACAATAGTACAATCGCACACAAAGAGATTACAGCAATTCAAAAACCACAAAGGGTAAATGAATTTAAAACAACAATCACTGTTGATGCTAATACATCATCTCTAGCAGATTTTACTGGTACAGCAACATTATCAAAGTCTGTGATTTTCAGACTTGCACCTGAGACAGCATCAGGATGCACACTCCACTTACACGAGGTAGGAATAGGATGAAATTAATTTCAGAAGAAATAGAATCAGTTGATATTCTTACTGAAGAAAAAGATGGTAAGAAGACTCTTTATATTCAAGGTCCGTTTTTACAGGCAGAGATAGTGAATCGCAACAAACGTTGCTATCCTCTCTCTACCATGATGAATGAAGTAAAGAGATATAATGAAGCGTTCGTATCAAAAGGAAGGGCACTAGGAGAACTAGGGCATCCAGACGGACCGCAAATAAATCTTGATCGTGTATCACACAAAATCGTATCACTCAATCAAGAGGGAAATAATTTTGTAGGTAAAGCACAAATCTTGAGCACACCTATGGGTAAGATAGCAGAATCACTTTTAGATTCTGGTGTAAAACTCGGTGTATCATCAAGAGGTATGGGATCTATCGTGAGCAGAGAGGGTGTCAATTATGTTGGCGAAGACTTCATGCTTGCTACTGCTGCTGATATTGTAGCAGATCCAAGTGCACCAGACGCTTTTGTAGATGGTGTGATGGAAGGTAAAGAGTGGGTATGGGAAGGATCAGTTTTGCGTGAAATGAAAACTGTGTCTATTAAAAAGGAAATAAATACCCTTGTAGATCAGAAGATTCTTGACGAACATAAGCTCAGACTTTTCCAAAAGTTCTTGTCAGATCTATAATTGTCTAAATAATAACAGAAAAATTCTTAGGAAAATACGGAATTAACCAATGGCTGCGAAAAAACAACTACATGAAATGGAGAACCAGGTTACTAAGGGTGCAGCGAAAGCAGACCCAATGCCAAAGGCTCCAAATTATGTTCCAGATGCGGGTAGTGCAAGCGTAGAAGACTTAGGAGGTCCTACACCTACCAACAATTCACCAACAGATGACTCTAATAAGTTAAAAACTCCATCAAAAGAGTTTAGTCAAGCAGGTAATCCTGTAACTAAAGGAGCAACTGGACACATTCAATTGCCAGGACCTGGTGCTATGAAGAGTAGCGGATATGGTCGTGGTGCGAATGAAGAGACAGCACCAGAGGGTGAGGAAGTAGTATCCGAAGAACCCACTACCGATGAGGTGGTTGCAGAAGTTCAAGAACTAGAGATCGACCTTGAAGATGATGTGAAAGCATTATTAGAGGGCGAGGACTTATCTGCAGAATTCAAAGAAAAGACCAAGACAATTTTTGAAGCAGCAATCAAATCAAAAATTGAACTTGTTCAAAGCAATCTAGAAGCTCAGTACGAAAGTGCACTAACTGAAGAAGTTAGTAACATCCGTAATGAGTTGACCGAACGTGTTGATTCCTATCTAGAGTACGTCGCAAACGAATGGATCAACGAGAATGCGTTACAGGTCGAATCAGGAATCAGAGGGGAACTCTCTGAATCCTTTATGACTGGTCTCAAAGGACTTTTTGAAGAACATTATGTTGCAATCCCTGAAGAAAAATATGATGTACTTGAGGCAATGGTCAGCAAATTAGATGAAATGGAGACAAAACTCAACGAACAGATTGACAGCAATGTCGCTCTTACACAGCGTCTATCTGCATCTGTCTCCGACAACATCCTTGATGAAGTTAGCAATGGTTTAGCACTCTCTCAAAAAGAGAAGTTAGCAGAACTAGCAAAAGGTGTTGAGTTTGAAAGTGAAGAACAATACAGGGAAAAACTCTCAACGTTGAAGGAAGGTTATTTTACCAAACCTGCAGCAACAGAGAACCCAGAAGTCATTTCTGAAGAAGCACCTGTAGTAGATACAACTCCAGCGATGGATGCTTACATTCAGGCACTGACTAAGTTCCAATAAATTACTCAAACTTTAACCTAAAAAACCATGTTTAACTCTGGACAACTCCAGAAGAAATGGCAACCACTTTTAGAGGCTGAAGGAATTGATAAAATTTCAGACAACCATAGAAAGGCGGTTACCGCACAACTTCTAGAAAACCAAGAAAGATTTCTAAGAGAAGAGAGAGCATTCTTATCTGAAGCTCCTCCTACAGTAAACACAGACCCATCAGGAACTGGAGCCGCAGGTTTCAGTGGTGGTGCAACAGCTGGTGGACCTGTAGCTGGTTTCGACCCAGTTCTTATTTCATTGATCAGAAGATCAATGCCAAACCTCGTTGCATACGACCTAGCAGGTGTTCAACCAATGAACGGACCTACAGGTTTGATTTTCGCAATGAGATCACGCTTTGACAACCAGAACGGTACAGAAGCATTATTCAATGAACCAGATTCAGCATTCTCTGCTCAGAACAATGCTGCTTCACTCACACAGGGTGATTACACTGGTGCAACTGATGGTGGTTCAGACGTTGGTTTTGGTACAACTGCTCAAGGCGGTGACAACCCATCAATCTTGAACGGTGGTGCCAACAATGCATATAGCGTTGGACAAGGTTTCAAGACACAGAATTTGGAAACATTAGGAGACAATACTTCTAATAACGATTTCCGTGAAATGGCATTCAGTATTGAGAAGATATCTGTGACTGCGAAGTCCAGAGCACTCAAAGCTGAGTACAGTTTAGAATTAGCACAAGACCTTAAAGCAATTCATGGTCTAGATGCTGAAGCTGAACTAGCAAACATTCTTTCTACTGAGATCTTAGCAGAGATCAACAGAGAGATCATCCGTACAATCTACAAATCTGCAGAAGCAGGTGCTCAGACAAACACAGCAACAACTGGTGCGTTTGACTTAGACACAGACAGTAACGGAAGATGGATGGTTGAGAAGTTCAAAGGAATGATCTTCCAACTAGAAAGAGATGCAAACGCCATCGCACAAAGAACTCGTCGTGGCAAGGGGAACATCATCCTCTGCTCCGCAGACGTTGCTTCAGCACTAACAGCTGCAGGTCAACTAGACTACACACCTGCACTAAACAGCAACTTGACAGTTGATGACACAGGTAACACATTCGCTGGTACACTCAACGGACGTTACAAAGTATACATCGACCCATTTGCTGCTAACCTAGATGCTAACCAGTACTACGTTATGGGTTATAAGGGAACTTCTCCTTATGACGCAGGTCTATTCTACTGCCCATATGTACCTCTACAGATGGTAAGAGCAGTGGGACAAGACACCTTCCAGCCAAAGATTGGTTTCAAGACCAGATATGGTATGGTTGCCAACCCATTCGCAGAAGGTACAACACAAGGTCTTGGTAGAATCACTGCTAACAGCAACAGATACTACAGAAGAGTAAAAGTACTCAACCTAATGTAAATTCCTTTACATATTTCAAAAAGAGACCTTTACGGGTCTCTTTTTTTGTGCTAAATTACTAACATGAAAGATCAAAACACTATCGTAAATCAGGAAACTGAAACACAGAAGTTCAATCGTGCACTGGATTTATACATAGAATCAGTACACAAACCAGACCCTGCCTTGAGAAGTTGTGCACATAATCAAAAGTGTTACAACGAACTTATGGATGTTAGGCAGCAGGTATTGGACTATGTTCAAACGCTAAGAAAATGAATGGCAGACTTTCAAAAGTAGACATGACTTTCAAATTGACTCAACTTAAACAAGAAGTTGATTATAAATGTGAAATAGGAGACATGGGAGAATGGGAATGCGTAGGTGCAAAAAAATATATAAACAGAGCATTTGATATCCTTGATGAGTATTGGCAATAAATAACTAGAAAGTATATCATAATGGCACAAATCAATAGACGAGTAGGTCACCCAATGAAACTGAAACAGGTTTCTAATAGAAACTTTTTGTCTATTGTTGGATTCAAGTTTATACTCAATAGGTGTCCAAAGGTTGATTTTCTATGCAACTCTGCAAACCTACCTCAAATCACTCTTGGTGTAGCAGAACAAGCAACTTATCTTAGAAACATACCAGTGCCTGGTGATAAGTTGCAGTATGATGATCTTAGAATAACTTTTATGGTGGATGAAGATATGGAAAATTATCTTCAAATATATCAATGGATGACTTCTCTTGGATTTCCAGAATCTATTGGACAATATAGTGAATTATTAAATAACAAACCCTTAGTAGAAGACCCTGATGATAAGCAAAATGAACGATCAGATGCTACAATACAGATATTGAGTAGTAATCTTAATCCTAGTGTAACTGTAAAATTCAAGGATGTATTCCCATATTCATTGACAGGAATACCATTCAACGCTACAGCAGAAGAACAAACATATTACACTGCTGAAGCTGCTTTCAAATATACTTTATATGATGTAATTGATGTCAACGGAAAGAAAGTCTAGTCCTCTATCTATTGAAGGGATACAGAACATGTGGAGTGCAGACTCCAAGATGAATCAGGATGAATTAGATACAGAGAGTCTTAGAATACCTCAATTACACGCTAAGTATTACGAACTATATAATACAATACTCCTCATGCGAAAACGTGATGAGCAGGTGTATAGTTCTATGTTATTAGATCGTAGAAAGTATTACACAGGGAAAGCAACAGCACAAGTATATGCTGAAGAACCCTTTCCTTATAAGGTCAGAGATAAAGATGACCTCAAGTTATATCTTGACTCAGATGAAAAACTGAGTAAGACAAAACTAAAGATAGAATACTATGATACGATGCTCAAATATCTTGAAGAGATATTAAAGCAGGTGACAAATAGAACCTACCAAATCAAGAATGCAATTGAATGGAGAAGGTTCTCGTCTGGTTATGGCTGATGTAATCATCAAAAAGAAGAATGAGGTTTTTCTACAGATCTCATGTGAACCGCACATAGAGCACGAATTACAGGATGAGTTTACATTCGACGTGCCAGGTGCAAAGTTTATGCCTCAGTATAGAAGTAAATACTGGGATGGTAAGATAAGATTATATAATTTACAAAAGAAAGAAATATACGTAGGTTTACTTGATAAGGTTACTTCATTTTGTCAAAGATACGATTACGATTTTGAATTTGAGAACTCCAAGTATTACGGACTGCCTTATCAAGAGACGGAAGGAGTGTCTCATGAGGGAGTAAAGGAATACCTAACGGGAATCTCGAAGTACAAACCTCGTGACTATCAGATTGAGGGGGTGTTTGATGCATTACAAAAAAATCGTAGACTAATTATATCACCTACAGGATCTGGTAAGTCCTTGATGATCTATGCAGTTACAAGATACCACGTATCTTATGAAAGGTCAACCCTTATTGTGGTGCCTACCACATCATTGGTTGAGCAAATGTATAAGGATTTTGAGGATTACGGTTGGGATGTCGAAAGATTTTGTCACAAAATTTATGCAGGTAAAGATTTACTCAGTAAAAAACCAGTCATAATCTCAACTTGGCAATCTATATACAAGTTACCTAAGAAGTGGTTTGAACGATTTGACGTAGTAATTGGTGATGAGGCACATCAGTTCAAGTCTAAATCATTAGTAAGTATCATGACTAAACTCTATGACACAAAATACAGATATGGTTTCACGGGTACGCTTGATGGTACACAAACTCATAAGTGGGTACTTGAAGGTTTGTTCGGACCCTCTTATAAGATCGTCAACACTAAGGAGTTACAGGAGAAAGGTTATCTAGCACATCTAAACATCAAAGTGTTGTTACTCAAGCATGATCCTATCACGTTTGATACTTATCAGGATGAAATAGAGTATCTTATCACTCACGAAAAAAGAAATAAATTTATAAAAAACCTAGTCTGGGACTTGAAAGGTAACACTTTGATACTCTACAGTAGGGTTGCTACCCATGGAGAGGTCTTGTACGATATAATAAATAAAGTTGAACGAAAGATATTTTTTGTTCACGGTGGAGTAGACGTTGAAGAGAGAGAATCAGTAAGAAAAATTACTGAAAAAGAAGACAATGCAATTATCATTGCATCCTTCGGCACATTCTCTACAGGCATCAACATCAAGAATCTACACAATGTTATCTTTGCATCTCCTAGTAAATCTAGGATAAGAACACTTCAATCTATAGGTAGAGTTCTAAGAAAAAGTAAAGATAAACTCAATG